TGCTATCGGCGACGCCCGCCGATACGTGGATGGACCTGGTCCCGGTCTTCATCGCGAACGGTTTCTACCGAAACAAGACGGAGTTCAACAACCTCCATGTTCGGTTCTCTAGATTCTCTAAGTACCCGAAGGTAGATGGCTACCTAGACACGTGGACGCTCGAGCAGCACCGCAAGGCTATATTCGTAGAGATGCCGTATGAGAAGAAGACGAAGAGGGAAGAACATTTCGTACCCGTAGAGTTCGATGCCAACGATCAGAAGCTTCTCTACACTGCTCGTTGGAACTTCTACGAGGACAAACCATTGAAGGACGCTGGGGAAATGATGCGTCTTATGCGGAAGAGTGCGAATACACACTGGTCCAGGTATGAGGCCGTTAAGGCCATATGCAAGGACAATCCTCGAGTCATCATCTTCTATAACCATAACTACGAATTGGAGATCCTACGCTGCCTAATGGTGGAACTGGATATTCCGGTGGCCGAGTGGAATGGGCACGTGCACCAGGATATTCCCGATACAGATCGGTGGATCTATCTGGTTCAATACCAAGCGGGCGGTGAAGGATGGAACTGTACTTCCACAGACACGATGATCTTCTACAGTCTTCCATATTCCTACCGCAATTTCGAGCAGGCCAAGGGGAGGATCGATAGGTTGAACACCAATTTCGAGGTTCTGCACTACTACATCTTCCGTTCACGGGCAATAATCGACCAGGCTATATGGCGAGCATTGTCTAGAAAGAAGAACTTCCAGAAGTCGGCCTTCGCTAAGAGGGCTTGGCCTAGGGAAGAAGTGAAGACTCGACTCAACTAAACCCTCTGACCCCTACATGGGGTCACGGTTTTCTCCATTTTTGTCCCAGGCACGAATTACACGTGTTATATTGAGGAGAACACTGTATGTTTACAGGTTCTCACGCTTTTTTCTGTTACCGAGGAGGTGAGAATGCTAGAGAGGGACTATCAAGCACTACTGATCAAGAAGTTGAGGATCATGTTTCCCGAACCACAGGGACTTGTGATTCTGGGCGACCCAAACTACATCCAGGGCATCCCAGACATCATCATTTTCTTCGGACCACGGTGGGCATTGTTGGAAGTTAAGGCGTCGGAGAAATCCAAAGAACGCCCTAATCAGCGATACTACGTGGAGAAGTACGGGCAAATGACGTTCTGTGCTTTCATCTACCCCGAGAATGAGGAAGAGGTCTTGAATGCGCTTCAACAAGCACTCAGCAATTGAGGGCATGCACGCATTCCTAGGGGCAAGCAAATACCATTGGGTCAACTACGACATGGCGAAGATGGAGCGCATCTTCGAAAATCAGTTTGCGGCTGTGCTTGGAACTCGCAAGCATATCTGGGCGGCTGAGGCCATTCGTTTAGGTCAGCGTCAAGCGAAGAGCAATAAGACGTTGAATGCGTACATCAATGACGCCATAGGTTTCCGCATGGAACCTGAGGTCGTTCTGTTCTTCAATGAAGATTGTTTCGGCACTGCCGATTGTATTGGCTTCCATAAGAACGTGCTGAGAATCCATGATTTGAAGACAGGAATCCATCCGGGTTCTCCACTACAGATCATGATTTACTTCGCGCTGTTCTGTCTTGAATACAGGATAAATCCGTACGACATCGAGATGATTGGTAGGATTTATCAAGACGACCAGATCCAAGAGTTCCAGGCCGATGCTAAAGAAGTCAAGGAGATCATGGAGAAGATCAAGCTGTTCACGGCCAGGATCGAGGAGATGAGGGAGGTGATGAGGTGAGCAACGACGATGAGTTGACTCCGTTCAACGCCTTCGATCGTGACAATCTGATGCACTACGGAATTCTAAGGAAGTCGGGCCGTTACCCTTGGGGTTCTGGTCGCGATGAGTACACCCGTAGTAAGATGTTCTACCAGCACATTGATGCACTGAAGGCCAAAGGTATTCCTGAGAAGGAGATTGCTAAGGCGGTCGGACTCACTGTCGCTGAGCTCAGAGACACGAAGACTGTGGCAAAGGAAGAGATCGTTCGGGAGCAGACCAACCGAGCGGTAACACTTCGAGATAAGGGAACGTCAATCCAGGCGATTGCCGATGAACTCGGAATCCCAGCACCCACCGTTCGTCTTAGGCTGAAGAACAGCGAGAACATCAAACAGTCGACTCTTAGAGCCACTGCTGACATGTTGAAGAAGAACGTCGATGAGCATGACATCGTCGACATCGGCAAGGGAACCGAGCTTCATGTTGATGCCGCAACAGGTATTGGCATTAGTCCGGAGAAGCTTCGTGCTTCGGTAGCAGTTCTTCGAGACATGGGGTATGAAACATATACCTTGCAGACGCCACAAGTCGGTACCAATCAATTCACCAACCAGAAGGTTCTTGTCAAACCAGGCACAACCTATGGTGAGGCCAAGCGGATGACGGACAGAATCCACACCATTGGCGATTGGACAGAAGATGATGGTCGTTCATATCTCAACGTTCTTCCACCACTCAGCATTAGCTCCAAGAGGCTGAAGGTCAATTTCGCCGAAGACGGCGGAACGGCTCAAGATGGCGTGATCCATGTTCGTCCAGGCGTAAAAGATCTGGACATGGGCAAGAACACATATGCCCAGGTTCGAATCATGGTCGATGGAACTCACTTCATCAAGGGTATGGCGGTTCTCAATCACGACATGCCTGATGGCGCCGACCTTGTGTTTCACACAAATAAGTCGCGTTCTGAAGGAAAACTTGGTGTTCTGAAGCCCATAACGGAGGATCCAGACAATCCGTTTGGATCAGTCATCAAGCGTCAGCTCGAGGGCACGGATCCCAAGACGGGGAAGAAGTTCGCAAGGTCAGCGATCAATCTGGTCAATGAAGAAGGTGATTGGCAGGATTGGCGCAAGTCTCTACCTTCTCAGATGTTGGCTAAGCAGCCTCACTCACTGATCAAGTCGCAACTTAAAGTGACTCGTGATGAAGTGGATAATCGTCTGAAGGAAATCGAGTCGATCACCAATGCCGTTGTGCGTCGCAAGGCATATGAGGATTTGGCAGACCGTATTGACTCTGATGCGGTAGATCTTCGTGCTGCNGCAATGCCNCGCCAGAAGACNCAAGTCATCATCCCCATGCCGAANATGAACAAGGGTGAGATCTATGCNCCCCAGTTTGAGACGGGAGAAAGAGTTGTCCTCATCCGCTATCCTCACGGCGGCCGTTTCGAGATTCCTGAAGTCACTGTCAACAACAACAACCGGACGGCTAAACGTCTTCTCGGCAATGCCGTCGACGCGATTGGAATCCACCCAAGCGTGGCAGAACGCCTTTCTGGAGCTGACTTCGACGGCGACACAGTCGTGGTCATCCCCAATCGTTCCGGTAAGATCAAGGGCTCGCAAACAATGGGTTCGGCGTCGAAGGTCTATGAAGAAGGCCTGAAGAACTTCGAACCTAAGCGAAAGTACGGCGGGTATGAAGTTATCGAACCGGGTGTTGGTAAGAAGGGTGATCCCGGTTACAAGCCGGAAAGAGGCACCTTCAAGCTTATGACCAACACGGGCATGGAGATGGGGATGATCACCAACCTCATTACCGATATGTCCATTCAGGGTGCCAAACCCGAACATGTGGTTCGTGCAGTAAAACACTCCATGGTTGTGATCGATGCTGAGAAACACAAGCTAGATTACAAACGGAGCGAGCAAGAGAACAACATTGCCCAGCTCAAGGAGTTGTACCAGGGAAGCAAGAAAGCGGGCGCAACAACACTGCTTTCTCAGGCAACCGCCAAAGATAGAATCCCCCAGCGTCAGCTGAGGAAGGCATCACAAGGCGGTCCTATTGACCCCAAAACAGGAGAGTTGGTGTATGTGCCAACCGGTCGTAAGAACAACAAATACGACCCTAAGACACAAACCTACAAGCCTGATGTCAAGGTCCCTGTTATGCAGAATGAGAAGCGTCTATCGCTTACCAATGATGCATACACCCTGGTGCATGATAAAGCGGACCCTGTGGAACGTCTCTATGCAGACCATGCTAATGAGATGAAGGGTAAGGCAAACCAAACCCGCCTTCTTGCCGCTGCCACCAAGATGCCATTACGTAATCCAAAAGCCGCCGCCTTCTACAAAGACGAGGTGGATGACCTAGTGGCCCAGCTACGTAGGGTAGAAAAGCAGAAGCCTCTTGATAGGCGCGCACAAGTCATTGCTAGAGAAGTAGTGAAAGCAAAGCGTGCTGAAGACCCCACTCTTAGGACCGACCTGGACCGAAAGAAGAAGGTTGAACGTCAGGCATTGGCCTATGCTAGAGCCCGCCTTGATCTCAAACAACAGCAGATCGAGATCAGTGATAGGCAGTGGGATGCTATTCAATCGGGTGCTGTTAGCAGTAGTCGACTGCGTAAGATCCTGGATGCCGCTGATGAGAAGCGTGTCATGGAGCTAGCCATACCTAGGCACAATGCAGTGATGACCACAGCCATCACCGCTAGAGCTAAGGCTATGCTGGCTGCTGGTGCAACGAATGCTGATGTAGCTGCAGCACTTGGCATCAGTGAATCAACATTGAAGGCCGCCGCAAAGAGAGGAGACCTAGGGTGACAGACTTCATGTTGACTTTGGTTTCCAATCCATACGATCCTTTCACTGAGTACGAGTTGTGGAAGATCTTCGACACTCAAGAAGGATTCGACACTGCAGGACTGCTGGCTCGAGCTGTGTCCACATCGGATGCGATCTCACAACCAGATCAGGATGCTGCTGTCGAGCAGGCAATCGATTCGATTGTTGAGAATCCGAGCTTCGCTGGTATGTACAAGAAGGTTCAGCGTTCGGAAGTCGCTTCTTAAAAGGGGGGCGGGGGGTCTCTAAAAAATACCCCCCGCTCTCTT